GCGGGTGGTCGCGGTGACGGTCTCGGCAAAGCCGCAGCCGATCAGCAGGTCGCCCCACTGCGGCGCGGTGCCCAGCGTGCCGCTGGACTGCATTTCCACGCTGAAGGTGACCGTGGCGCGGCGATACGACGGCAGCTTGTCGGTGGCGCTGAAGCCCCCCATGATCACGTCCCGATCCGCGAAGGTCTCGGCGATCTTCACGCTCAGGTTCGTCACCCGGATGGCGACGGCGTCGGCCACGTTGGTGGGGGCGGCGTCCGTGCCCGAGGTGGTTTCCACCTTGGCCAGGATGACGCTGTTCTGGATGCTTCCGGCCATGTTGTTGGCTCCTCAGTGCGGTGATCGGGTGGGCGGGTCTGGCGCGTCAGGCGCGCTTGCCGCGCGGCGCCGGTGCAGCCGCAGCGGCGTCGGCGGCCGTGTTGGCCAGCGGGTCGTTGGGCTCAGGGTCGACGCCGAGCTGCTCCAGCGCCAGGTCGGCGCCCCAGGCCAACCCGGCACCGGTGGCGGTGGCCTTGTCGGCCGGGGTCAGGCCACCATCGGCCTCGCGGATCCAGCTGCCGCCGCTGGGCGGGTCGATATCGATCTGGCGACCGTCGGCGTCGTGCCGGGGTTCGATGCGGGTGGGCTTGGGCATGGGGTGCTCCTGCGTTCAGTCGGTGAAAGGTCGTTGCATCAGGGTGGGTCAGGGCCGCGGCGTCAGCGCGCCGGCCACGGTCTCGTGCGTCACGGTCAACCGGCGCTCCACCACCGCCCAGGCAGGCTGGCCCTCGACCAGGCCCCAGCGCAAAAGCGGGTCCAGATCGATGGCCGTGGCGCCGATCGCCGTCGGCGCCAGGGCTGCGAGCCGCTCGTGCACCAGGCCCACCATCTCGTCCAGCGCGTCGTCCATCAGGTCGCCTGGCGCGCTGCGCACCTTGCATCGGACGGTCAGCAGCGTCGACCAGGTCATCGGTGCATTGCTACCGGCCAGGGTCGTGTGGCCCTTGGCCTCGACGATGCGCACCTCGACCTGGCGGGTCGATTGGTCGACGTTGCCGGTGCCGTCGAAGCCGGCACGCACGGCCGGCACGATCACCGGCGGGGCGGTGAGCACGGCGACCAGGGCGTCCTGGACCAGCTTGAAGGCGGTGGCGCTCATGGCTCAGGCCTCGCGCCCGAAGATCTTCGAGCCAGCGTTGAACAGCACCGGGCCGGCGCCACTGACCGGCACGACCGCGGCCGGCGCGATCAGCACCACCGTGCCCTTGGCCACCTGCAGCAGGTAGGCCAGCGCGTCGTCGTAGTCGCGCCGGGCCTGCTCGTCGGCCGAGCTGCCGAGCAGCCGGTACCAGGCGATGGAGCAGGCGTGCACCTTCAGGATGGCCGGGAAGGCGGCCAGCGGCAGCTCGTAGCGGCCCAGCAGGTAGCCGTCGATCTCGGCGTCGGCATTGGCCAGCTTGGCGGCCAGCATGCCGGTGCGGATGCCGCCCACGGCCGGCGCCTCGATGTCCGTGAGCTGCGCCAGGCGGGCCGAGCCGTAGCGGTCGACCATGTCCTGCTGGGTGGCGTAGGGCATGAGGGGCTCGGGCTAGTTGCTGCGGGTGTCGACCAGGTCGTTCAGGCCGCGGCCTGCGCCGGCGCAGGCTCGATGGCCTTGACGCCCAGCAGCGGCGCAGCTTGCTCGGGCGTCAGCTCGATGGACTCGCCCACGGCGTAGGGCTCCTGGTCGTGCTCCAGCGGGCTCAGCACCGTGTAGGTGGTGACAGGGCCGGCGGGCTTCTTGGTGGGCTTGGTGGCCATTGGGGGCTCCAGGGGTCAGGGGGATGGCAGAAACGGGATGCGGTGGACTTGGGCAGGCCGCCTCCACCGCGCTCACTACAGGGCTCGCCGCAGCACCGCCAGCCGGTGCCACGGGTCTCGGCGTTCGCTCTTCGGCGTCGTGAGGTTCTGGTCGTCGCGCTCAGGCGACCGCGTTCTGGATGAAGTAGCCCATGTCGGGCGCGGCGATCACTTCCTTGACGCGCTCACCCACGCGGATGATTTCGCCGCCGGTCAGGCCGCGCTTCTGCTCCATCAGGTTGCCGGCGATGCGGCCACCCCACTGAGCGGTGAAACCGTAGGTCACGCCCGCCTGCGGGCCGGCGCTGCGGTCGCGGTACAGGAAGGCGATGTGCTTGCCCCAGACCCGGCTGTTGGCCACCGTCTGGCCGCGCTTGGCGGTGTTGACGAAGCCGGCGCCGACGTAGACCTCCTGCAGCTCGAAGAAGTCGGCGAACTCCTGGCGGCTCACCATGCCGGCGCCCTGGGCCGTGCCCTTGATGGCCTGCACCAGCTTCGGGTGGCGGCGCGTCTTGGTCCACGACGCCTGGCCGAACACCGCGATGTTGGGGCGGTAGATCGGGATGTCGAGCTTGTCGCTGATGTCGGCCACCGGGTCGCTGTTGGCGGTGTCGCTGTACTGGCCGGTGCCCGAGAGCGTGGCCGTGTTGGTGTAGTTCGAGGCGTTGAACACCGCGTTGGCCACGCGGATCTCGCGCGCCAGGGCGATCAGGTTGGTCAGGTAGTTCGTGGCCGTGCCGCGCGGGTCCACACCCTGGTTGTCGGCGTCCAGGTCCTCGTTCGGGATGAAGTCGTCCAGGCCGTAGTCGACGCACTTGTCGATCTGCTCGGTGGCGTTGAACTCCACCTCGGTCGGGCTGCTCTTGCGGCCGACCTTGGTGTCCGGCACGGTGTAGCCCTGCGCCAGGTCGTACTTCAGCCACTTGAACTCCTGCGCCGTGGGCGTCAGGGGCAGCACCTGGTCGGCGATCAGGGCGATATCCGGGTTGCGGTAGGCCAGCGCGACCGCAGTCAGCACCGGGTTGATGGGAAACGGACGAGTGGCCATGTGGCGTGCTCCGAGGAAGAAGGGTTGCGAGTGCTCGGGGGAAGGTCAGCCGGGGCGGTCAGCCCTGCATCAGGCCCTGCTGCACCAGGATCTCGCCCACATCGCCCACCACGCCGCTCACGCGGGCGAAGCCGATCAGGCGCACGTTCGAGCCGGCAGCCGGTGCGGCCACCACGGCGCGGCCGGACGCGTCGCAGGTGAGCGGATCACCGCGCGCCACGGTGCCGCCGAAGGTGACGTCGGCCAGGCCAGCCACCACCACGGCGCAGCGCTCGCCCAGGGCGGGTGCCACGCCCTCCACCACGCCGATCACCTTGTCGGTGGCGGCGGCGCCGGTGGACACGAAGTCATCGGTCGAGCCGGGCTTGACGATGCGAAAGGCCAGGATCGCGGCTTCGGCCACGTATTCCTTGTCCAGCAGGGACTTGCTCATGGGGGATCTCCGTCAGGGGGTCGGGGTCGCGGGTGCGGGGTGGCGTGCGGTGCGGCCGGGCTTATTCGGCGGCCGGGGCCGGGCCCTTGTTCACGTGCATCACGGCCTGGGCGGTCGAGATCTGCACGCCGGCGGCGAGCTGCTCGGCCTGGTAGGCGCGGGCCTTGCCCGCCAGGGCTGCGGCATCCAGGCCGTCGTCCTGCGTGCCGCCCGGTGCCTTGCCACCGGTCTGGCTCTGCAGGTTGGCCACGGTGGTCGCGCCAGCCACGTAGTCCTGCAGCAGCGCCAGGTCGCGCTTGCCCAGGTTGGTGGCCCAGGCCTTCTGGGCCGGCAGCAGCTTGCCGGCGCTCAGCGCGGCCTGCACCACCTCGTTGACCTTGGCCTCGGCAGCCGCATTCGTCAGCGTGGCCAGCTGGCTCTGCAGCGCGGCGATGGTGGTCGCCGTGGTGGTGTCGGTGCCCTTGGCCAGGGTCTGCAGGGTGGTGATGGCGGTCAGCGCCGCCTTCTCGTCGGCGCCGGCCTGCAGGCCCAGAGCGCTGACCAGTTGGCCGCTCAGGGCGACTGGCTTGGCTCGCGCCTGGTCGGCCTCGGTCTTGAACTTGGTGACGGCGGCGAGCGCGTCGTCCTCGGTCGCCGCGGCGGGCAGAGCGAAGAGGGCGGCGAGGGAGGCGAGTAGCTTCATCGGGGGCTCCTGGGGGTCGGTGGAAAACTGGGCGCTGAGCTGGGCGCTCAGGGCCTGGCCGAGCGGCTCCATGCCGAGCAGCGCGGGGTAGTTCGTGACGGCGGCCATCAGCACGCCGGTGATGCGGCCATCGGCCTTGGCGAAGGTGATGACCGGGCTCACATAGCGGTACTCCCCGCTCTGGATGCGGGCCTGGGCGGCCTCGGTCCAGGTCACGTCGGTGGCATACAGGCCCTTGCCGGCGCGCCACTCGAACTGCGTCGCCCAGCCGGCCGCTGGTGCCGGCTGGCCATTGGCCTCGGCGCGGATGGTCTGGTGGTCGTAGTCGAAGACGAAGGCCGACTTCGCGGCCATCTGGGTCAGCTCGGCCGCCAGGCGGGCGCCTGCGGCGTTGTCGAGCTTCCAGGTCTGGCCGTTGCCGGGGCGGCCGTCGCGTGCGGCGAACTCACCCGCGGGCAGCAGCTGCACCTCGGCCTGCGCGGACAGCGACAGGGCTGCAGCGAGCAGGGCGATGTAGGCGGTGCGGGGGGCTCGGGAAGGCATGCCGGCATCGTGCCGGCGCGCCCCTGCGCGAGGCAGGGGAACCAATTCAAGACTGGTCAGGCACCCGATGCACGAATCAAGGCGCAGCCAGGAAGCGGCTCACATCGTCCAGGATGAGCTTCTCTTCTTCAAGGTACAGCGTGCCATCCAGGTGCACCGGCAGGAAGGGCCGGGCCGGGATGTCGCCCCACAGGTGCGGGAAGTCCGCCTTGGCGCCACCGAACTGCTGCATGGCAGCGTATTCGGGCGTGGCGCCCACCTGCAGCTCGTTGCCGCTGGTGCTGTGGTGGATCTGGGTCTCCAGCGCGTGGCTTTCGCCGATCAGCGGGCGCTTGCTGGCCAGGGTGCGCTCACCCTTGGCATTGAGGCTGCCGTCTTTCTTGCGCCCGCTCTTGCCGATGCCTGCGGCCACCTTGGCCAGGGTGGTGGGGCTGTTGGCAGCCCAGACCTTGCCGTCCGGCCCCATGCTGGTGGCAAACCGCGCCTTGGCACGCTCGACGACGCCTTCGCCGATCTCGTTCAGCAGCGGCTCCATGTGGCCCAGGCGCTGCTGAAGGCGCTGCAGCTCGGATTGCACGGCGGAGGCATTGACGGTGATGGTGAAGGTCGGCATGGCTCAAGGGGTGGCGTTAAGATTGCGGTGGGCGTTCAGCCGATGCGGTTTCGTTTCGGACGTATGGTCAGCGGGCACTTGTGCAGCACTGACTCCCGCAGCTAGCGCCCCACCTTCACCAGCAGCGTTGTCAATGACAGGGAGCGGTTTTTCTTGCCGCTCAACACCTCGAATACAGCGCGGAAGAGTTCGCTGCCAAAGCGCTTCTCGACCACCAGCGTCGGATTGCCCTTGTCCGACACATGGCCCGGTTTCATCGCATCGGGCTGGTTGACCATCTCCAGCAGCTTGTCGTAGTCCTGCGGCCGCGGTGGTCGTTGGTCGCCACCATCCTGGCCGTGATGCCTGTCCACATGGCGCGGCGCGTCGACCGTCAGCATGACGACGTAGCCTTTCACGTCACGCCCGACCAGCTCGTTCACCGCCTGCCAGTTCTCGACGAAGCCCAGCCACAGCGGCTCAGTGGCGTTTCTCTGTGCCAGCACTCTGGCAGCAAAGGCGGCCGGGTTCTCGGCCAGCACGCGGCGATTCAGGTCGGCACTGAGCGCCTTGGCGATGGCGTCGGGATAGGTGATCAGCTTGTCCTGCACCATCTGGCGCAAGGGTGTTTCACGATTGGCCCCCGGCGCATAGCCAAAGCCCTTGTCGACGCCCGCCGGCTCACCGGTCTTGGGGTCGATTTCAGCCCAGCCTGCCGGCGGCTCCGTGGGGGCATCCGGGAGCGGCCGGGCCCGGGCGCGGATGTGGCAGCGGCAGCCCCAGCCGTTGGGTGGGGTGTTCGTTGACCAGAACGGGTGGTCGGCCGGCAGCGTCAGGCCGTTCCAGGACAGGTGGAGCGGGCGCGGGTGCAAGACGCTGTCGCTGTGCACGTACTGCCAGAAAGGATGGCTGGCCAGCATGGCCGGGTCGGTGAGTTGGCGGTAGCGCCCGGCGGCGTAGCTGGTGAGCAGGTTGGTCTGGTAGATCACCTTGGTACGCCAGGCCACACCGGCCGGGCTGCCTTCGCCGGTCCAACCGGTCCAGCCGTGCTTGGCCACGATGGCGTTGAACTCCTTGCGGAACTGCCCGAGGCTGCCACCGCGCACCGCCTGGTCGACATCCCCGCGCAGATCGGCCAGCAGGTCGGCCTTGGCGGCACCAGCCACGATGAAGGCGCGGTCGTGCGCGCTGCGCTCGATGTCGTCCCACCGGTCGGTGGGCAGATTGAGCTTGGCGCGCAGGAAGTCGATCTGCTCGGCAAACGGCGTGCCGAAGCCGACCTTCAGATCCGGCTTGTCAGCCATGAGCCGGCGCCCCCTGGGCGTCCTGCCGGGCGGCGTCCATGCCCTTCAGCTCGGCCAGGGCGTATGCGGCGGCCATGAGCTTCACCAGTTCGGTGCTGTCCAGATCGCCATAGGCGGCCACCAGCGTGCCCTGCAGCTCGGCCAGGCTGCCGGCCTGGTCGACCAGCGTCTTGACCTGGTCGAGCAGACGGGCCCACGCCGGCTGGCCGGCGCCTTCCAGGCGGTGGGCCACGGTGGCGGTGGGGTCGCGGGCGGCATCGGCTGCCAGCTCGGCAGGCGAGAAGTTGCGGGCCGCCAGGGCCGTGCGGCCCGCCAGGTCAGCGCTGTCGCCCGGTTGCTTCGGCTCCTTGGCCGCAGCAGCAGCCGGGGTGCCGGCCGGCGCCGTCTTTCCACCAGGTGGCAGGTCGGCATTCCCGGCGCGCGGCGGCGTGGCACCTGGCCCTGCAGGACCACCTGCGGCGCCCGGCGCCACCGGCGCAGGCGGGCCCTTCAGAATCTCCTCGCCGTCCTCGGCCTCTTCGATGCGCAACCGGCGGTGCATGTCCTTCACGCCGATGCGCATGCCGGCGCCGGCCAGCTTGGGCAGCGAATCGGCGTACAGCTTGATGTCTTCCGGCTCGGGCACGTCCAGGCAGAAGCGGGGCAGCCGGCGCGGGTCGGCGCGCGAGATGTTGAACAGCACCATCGGCTTGATGAGCTGGCTGGTCAGCGTGGCGGCCACGCGCTTTGCATCGCTCTTGAGGATGTCGATGCGCACCTCGTTGTGCACCGTGCCCAGCGCCTGGGTGCCGTTCTGGCCTTCGCTGCTGGACAGCGTCTGGCCCAGGATGATCTTGCTCTGCAGCGCGTCCATGCCCTTCCACATGGTCTCGAACGGCTTCTCGTTGCCCTGGGCTGCGCTGGCGAAGTCGATCGCCATGCTCTGCGGGATCACGCCGCCCGCGTTGTGGCCGATGCTGACCACAGCGGCCAGCAGCTTGCGCTTCTCGTCGTCACTGGCGCCAGTCGGGTACTTGCCCAGGCGCATCGGCAGGCCGTAGATCTCCAGGAACTCGGCCAGATCGCGCACCGCGTAGTGCTTGAACAGGTAGGGCCAGGCCAGCACCCGGGCCAGCGGCGCGCGCGCCAGGTAGCCGTTGCGGCTGCGGTGCATGTGCAGCAGCCAGCCGTAGGGCTGCAGCGGCACGCCGAACTGTGTGGAGCCATCGCGCAGGTTCAGGCTGTCGCGGTCTTCGTCCAGGCACAGCCAGCGCTGCGGCCGGGCCTCGAAGCGCGGCTGCAGGGTGCCCTGGTCCAGCTCCCACCACATCTCGATGGGCTTGAAGCCCTTGAGCACCGCGTCCATCAGCTCCAGCAGGATGTCCTCCTCGAAGCACGGGATGGCCTTGAGCCAGTCGCGCACCTGGTCGGCGGTCTTCTGTTCGTCGGGGCTGGCGTCGTCGGGCGGCTCCACATCCCACTGCAGCGTGGTGACGGCGGTCTTGCGCTTGGCCAGCTCGCTGTAGATCTGGCCGTCGCGCTCTTCCATGTCGTCGGCCAGCTCCAGCTGGGCGATCAGGTTGCCGGCCTCGGCCTGCTGCAGGATGGCGTTCAGGCGCAGCGGTGTCAGCGCGCGGCCCGGGTGCGCATCCCACTCGCGCTTCAGCCAGCCCACATGCGAGCTGCCGGCCGCGCCGGGCTGCTCGGTCTGCGGCTCGAGCAGGGCGGCCATGTCGATGGGGTTGCCGTGCTCGTCCAGGATCTTGGTCGTTGCCACTTTGCGGCCCTCGAAACAGTGTTTTGGAATACAGGCCCGTAGAGGCGTTTTCAGGGTCTAC